TTTTTATATTTGTAAGTTTTTATATTTGTAAGTTTTTATATTTGTAAGTTTTTATATTTGTAAGTTTTTATATTTATAAGTTTTTTATAGTTTTATAAAATAGAAAAGAATAAACAAGATAATGAAAGAATAATATTAAGTGTATTTTTGATAATATTAGATGTAGGTGTATCTGTATCATCTTCGATATTAGGTCTAGAAGTAGAATAAACAGTTTCAATACTATTAATTTCACTAGAAGTCATTGTTGAAATATCAGTATTAGTATTAGTATTAAGAGCAATAGAAGTCATTGTTGAAATTTGAGTATTAGTATTAAGAGCAATAGAAGTCATTGTTGGAATATTAGATCTAGAAATAGAATTAGTATTAGAATTAATATTATCTACTAAAAGTATTTTGTGTTCACAATTAAATCCTGAATGCATATCAATACATTTACAACCACCCGATTCCAAAGGGGTTCCTCCATTTAAACAATTCTGCATATTTTGGAAAGATCCTAATCCATTTTTAATTTGGGCTTTAACAATTGTCATAATATTAGAATCATTTCCTACAATTGATTGAATTTGTGATAAAATATCAATGCTTCTTTTAGTTAGAGTATTAGTAGATTGAGATAAAACATCATCTAATTTTTGTACAATTTGCATAGGGAGAATTGCTAAAAAGTTTTCAGTTGCTTGTTTACAGTGTTCAAGAAAAGCTTGTTTATGATTATTTAACGTAGAAGAAATACTTATATCTCTATCAGATTTCATAAACCATACATGTTTTACATCTTCTATACAGTTTTGAATATGATTCAAATGTTCTTTTGACACAATTTGTTCACAATTTTCAGCTACCATTGACATTTTACATTGTTCTGTAATAAAAACTATATCTTGAGAAGATACTTCTGGTTCTATATCTTGCTTAACAATAGTATTAGTAGTTTGAATAGTAGTTGAAGTTACCGTGGAAGTTACGATTGTATCAATTGTATTAGTTGTTGTATCAACTATTTCTGTTATATTTGCATTTTGACGTTTTTTAAGAAAGTTTCCTCTATATTTATAACCAGGATAGTATCTATCTGGATCAGTAATCAAAGGAGTAAACCTTCCCCATTTTGTATAACGTTGAATTGCATTCCAATTAATGGTAAATGGTTTAGAATTCAATAATCCAGTTGGTGGTTTAACCAATGTTGGTAGAACTTTAAGTGGTTTCATACATTGTTTAAATGTATTACTGGACCAGGTTTTAATAATAGTTTGAAGATCACTTCCGCATTTTTGTTGAACTATACTATTCACATAAGGTTGAAATTTATACATATCTGTAAGACTAATAGGTTTAGGTGAAGTTCCATTAATTACATTATAGATTTGATTATATGCTACACTTGAATTTTGAATAGTCCAAGAATTTGTAAATAATAGTACATTAGACACACTTTTACCTTTATCTTTAAAATCCAAAGAAGTTCCATTAGGCATCATTAAAGTAGAAGAAGTATCTTCCCACATTCCACATAAACCAGATGTGAGATATTTATATCTTGTTGGTACAAAAATCGACACGTCTAAATATCCTTGATCTGCAGTTGGCCAAGTTCTTCCAATTAAACTTACTTGAGAGCCATCTTTAAAAATGAATTTCCAATTTTGAGAATTAATAATTTGATGATACAAATAAGTATTTAAGAAATTATTATCATCGCTAACTTTTGTAGTTGCCAATTGCGCAGTTGTACCATTCGCAGAAGTAAGAAAGTATGCAGAATTAATTCCATCAGATACTTGAATAGAGCAAGCAATGTTACAAGTCACATAGTTATTACAAGGCATTTGAAGACATTGAACTGATAAAAATGGAGACTGAAGAAGCCATACAGTGTGATAAGATTGATAATCGTATTGTTGATTATTAAATGTAACAAAATGAGGATCACCAGTTGAATAACAATTTGCACCTTGATTAGGTTTAATATTTTTCAAAGAAATAGTTTTATTTTGTACAATATTCTTGTTCTCTGTATTAATTAATTCTGCTAAAATTTGAGCAGTACTCATATCAACAGACAAAGATGAAAATACTGATTGTTTATCAATATAAATTTTTTGATCTAATTGCCAATTATCAATTGAAAATACAGTTGATTCACAATTCGAAAATTGCACTGCATTAGAAGTAAAATTCACTACCATATCATAATCCGGTGCACTATCCAATCTTACAGTAAAATAACTTCTAGCCGCATTTAAAGTACTCATATCTAAAACATCAGGTGCAATAATCATTTTTTGAGCGGACACTTGTCCAAAATTCATAACTGCTACGATATTCAAAATTGACATTTGTATTTTGTATTTAAAAATATACCTTTTTTTTTATAATTCAATTTTTTCTTAAAAACGATTTCTTTAAATAGTAATAGTTATTTAAAGATAATTATTTTAATGAAATGGGATTCAAATAAACATGATTTTATTAATATCTGTAAAAATATTTATTTACATAATAAAAACTGATTATAATAAATTAAGAGAAGAATATGAAAAAATTATGACAAAATATTGTGATGGATTAAAATGGAAGGATTAGTTAAAAATCGAATTTAAATTTTATTTATATAATTAATATAAATAAAATGGGTCAAAGAGTTTACGTATTATCTCAAACCGAATATTCTAATATTTTAGGTATTTTTACAAATGTTAGACAATGTAGAAAACATATTGAAACTTTAAGCGATCAAGAAAATCTCCTTTTACATGAAATTAGATTAAATGAACCAAAAAAAGGAATGGTAAATATGACTAAACTACTTTATCCACCACCACCAAAAGAAAAAAAACAAAAAAACGATGACGATTCTATAGCTCTACAGACTTTTGACTGTAAGGTATAATAAATATTTTTACTAATTTAACATTACTTTTATAATAATATATATTTTTATAAAATTAATTTTTTCTCGTAAGACAAATGCAGTTTTTAACATTCTAATTTATTACTAATGTATCTATAATAATGATTATTATAAAGTGATCTAGTATCTAATGCTTTTGTTAAAGTTTTATTACTAATTCCATCTTTTATTCTACAATCTTCTTTACATGTAAATTCGTTAATTAAATTATTTTGTGAATCAAACTTACCAACTCCATTCTTATACAATATTGGTTTAATATAAGATTCTTTAAGAGATTCTTTACATTCGTGATATAACATATAATAATTTCCATTTGATAAACTACAATTTTTTACTACATTATCTAAACAATTATCTGATCTATATCCATTTAATTTAGCAGCAGTTTTACGATCTAAATATATTTTTAAAATTTTTGTTTTATCACTATTTAATTTAGCAATATAACCAGTATGTTGTATTCTTGTTATTTTAGTTTGTTTAATATCATAAATTACATTTGGATCAAGTTCTCTATCAACTAATTGCCATCTAAATCCTTGATAAATTGTATTTTCAATACATGCTTTATTTACAGATGGTCTTTTTATATTAATATTCTCTTTAATACATTCACTCACACTATCATATACTTTAATTAATTTTAAAGTTTCTGGATTTATTTTTTGCAATCTTGGTCCTAAAGTAACCAATGGTTCGTTAAAATTATTAACTTTTCTTGTGTTTATACTACTTAATTCATTTTTTAATTCTATTATTGTTTTTTCTAAATTATCTATTTTATTAATAATCATTTTATTATTATTTAACATAACACACATTATATTTTTTATATCTAAATCTTTATTTAATTCTTTAACTATTTTTAAATTTGAATTTTCCAATCTTAATTTCTCAATTTCCGTATAATCATCATTATAATATTTTATATTTTGATTAATTACTTCTATTATATGTGAATATGATAATTCTTTACCAATTAAAAATAATTCATTTTCATTTTTGTGACCTTCTAAATCAGTTACTTTATTATATTTAAATTTTGTATGTAAAAATGATTCAAAATTTTTACTATTCTTTACTAAAAAACAATCTAAGATAATAGCTTGTTCGTAATTAGACTTATGATCATTGTATCTTGCTTCTAATCCAATTCTACTTTCACCGATTTTTATAATATATTCGCCTGATTCAAATGTTTTCACCTTAATAATATAGACAATTGAACCAATATTTCTAAATTCTCTTAATAAAATATTATGCTTTTCTAACATCTTTTCGTTTGTTAATTTTTTAATATTTTTATCTTTCTCTTCAATTAATTTTGTAGTTGTTTCTTTTTCTTGTTCAAATAATAATTTTTGATTTTCTAATTGTTTTTGTAATTCTTTTGATTGATTAAAAATTATATCATCTAATATATCTCCTACCCATTCTCTAAAATTTTCTGCTATTTTCTTTTTACTACTGTAAAGCAACCTATATATTCCATGTGAACTTAAAAATATAATATCTTGTGGTCCACCAAGGGTGTCCACTTTACGTACACCCTTTTCTTTATATGTAAAATTTTGTATAGATGATCGAATATTCGTAATTTCTAATGCTTTTGCTACATCACTTCCTCTAAAATAATATTTATTATCTTCATCTTTTATTATACTAATATTGTTATTTTGAAATGCTTTAACAATACAATTTGGATCTGTTATTTCTAATTCCATAGGGAGAAAGTGTTATATCCATATATAATAAGTTGTTTTTAAATAAGAAACGCATTTATCATTATTTATTTTTTAATAAATAATAAATATAATAATTTAAATTTTTAGTAAAAATCAAACCATAATCTGATCAGTTACTGTAAGCAAGGCCTCCCATCGTTAATACCCATCTTTTCAGATTGGGACTAGACTATATCTTAAGCTGTTAAGCCCATTACCATTTAGTCGTTGAACCTTTTCCTTTGTCAAAAGACAGTAAGGAACTTGGATGCGGATTGTCCAATCTTTCACATTTTTACCATTGGGTTCGGTTATTAACCGAGTTCCTCTTAAATGTTTCCAAATAAAAGTGGTAGTGAAAGCTCTAAGGAGTTTCCCGCAGTTTGATAATGTCGCAAAATATTTTTGACATAGTCAAAAACATTCCACTAGCATATTCTTTTTATGAATATACTCTTGCTGGCGTGAGGAGGGTAGTTCACCAGCCATAATACGGAGAACGTTGTAGTTCACAGCATAGACTCGGAGTTTAGAAGCAGCATTTGAATCCAAAGTCAATTGGAGAGTAGCATTGTCAATTCTCGACATGTTAACTGTGCCACTTGGTTGATGTTGCTCTGGGTTAAGAGCAAACGAGTAAACATAGATACCAACGGCAGGGATACGGGTATGATGTTGGTATGGTTGAACAAGATTGAAGTAAGAACCTTCACGGGTTGAGAATCTATCTTGTCCGTTCAATTGAAGTTTAGCATCAACAACGGTATCAAGACCTGATCCATTAGAATAATTAGACCAGTCATTTGAAGATACCAAAGAATCTCTTTGACAAACCCAGATAAGTTCCTTACATGGGTGGTTAAGAGCAAGCTTACTCTTGAAAGAAGTTGCAGAGACTGATTCAGAACCAGTAAATTGCAATTGTTCAATCAAATATTCGTGTTGAACTTGTGCAAATTGACGACGTTCATCAGTATCCAAATAGATATAATCAACATACAAAGATGCATTCAAACTATCAGCAGATGGTGAAGTACCTTGTGCCAATTGAGCAAAGGTCTTGAAACTAATATTGAACTTAACTTCATGATATTGCAAAGCAATAAGAGGAAGCGCAAGTCCTGGATTTCTACAGCGTTCATGTCTAAAAAGACATGGTTGGTATAAAACCAACATACCCCATCTTTCGACGTATTTAAATTTTCATAAGAAAATTAGGGACTAGACTATATCTTAAGCCTTCATTGAAGTTTGCGAAACTTCTCGGACCCACTAACATTTAGTCGTTGAACCTTTTCCGTATCCACGCAGATTTTTCAATCTTAGCTATAAAAGCTTAACGGACTTAGGAATTAGGCTGCGGATTTTCCATATATCTGAGAGATTTTTACCATACCCAAGTTTTAATCTTGGCCAATTATTTTTTTCAAAATAATCTTGGTACTCTACAGCTTTAGGAAGTTCCCGCAATTTGAAAGTGTTGCAAAATAATTTTAAATTATTTTACTAGCAACTGCACAGATCAAAAAATCTTATCGATGGATAAAAACAGGGTAGTGGAGACATCGATATAGGAGTGCTAATTGTTTTTTCATCAAACTATCCTTTTTGTTTGATGCAAGTTGCTTTTCAGGTCAGTATTTTAACCAGAATTGTAAAGGAATGTAAAGAGTAGTTGCATCGGTAGCATTTGGGCTACTTGAGTTGGTCTTAAGATCAGCAGTGTTACCAATCATCACATTATAACCAGCTTCTTTTTCAGCAGTTTGAGTCAATTCATTCCAAATGTTTCAATTTATACCGGGTATTTCTACCTATTTATTAAAATTTTGAATATAAAAATCATATATATTTATATAATTTAAATTATTCATTTTTTTCGGTTTAGACTATATCTTAAGCAAATCTATTTCTATTAGATTCACCCACTTCTATTTAGTCGTTGAACCTTCTACGTGCAAATTACATAGTAATTTGTTTAGCAGCTTGGATGCGGATTGCCCAATCCTTTACATTTTTACCATTGGGTACGACTATTAATCGTGTTCCTCTTAAATATTTCTACATAAGAGTGGTAGTAAAGGCTCTAAGGGGTTTCCCGCAGTTTAAAAGTGTCGCAAATTATATTTTAAGAGTGATAAAAAACTTACAGGGTGTTGTAAACTTAAAATTATAATTCACTAGTATATTCTTTTTATTAATATACTTTTTTGGTCTAACATTTTAACCAATCTCCATAATGTTTATCAATTTGTTGACCACCAATTTCAATTGAAACTTCATCAATCAAATTGTGTCCAACTTGGTCGCACCAACTAATGTTAGTACCACTCAAAGCTGGCAAACTAACTTGCAAATAAACTTTGTGGATAAGATCACCATTTCGCGAAACAGTGCAACTCACCTTCCTTCCAAAATCTACCGTTCCGTTAAAGGTTTGTTCGATTGATTCGATAGCAAAGTTAGTATGTCTTCGATCCTTTATACCCAACCTTTCGGTATATTTATTCCCTGTATAAAACAGGAAGGGAGTAGACTATATCTTAAGTTATCATTAAAGTTGATTAAACTTTTCAAACCCACTAGCATTTAGTCGTTGAACCTTCACCGTAGTCTTATCATAATGACTTTAGGTGCTTGGCTGCGGATTGTCCAATCAAAAATAACCAAGGTTATTTTGAAGCGCTACGAAATCAAAGATTTCTCGCTTCCTAAACTTTATTACCATTGGGAACGGCTATTAACCGTGGTCCTCTTAAATATTTCTATACAAGAGTGGTAGTTTAGGCTCTAAGGAGTTTCCCGTCAATTTGGAAGTGTTGCAAATAAATTATATTTATTCACTAGCAAATTCTTTTAAAATTTACTTTTATGTCCTATCAATTAAGACAACTTTGAAAACGTTTATACCCTACCTTTCGGTATATTTATCAGGAGCTTACGCTACCTGGGGGACTAGACTATATCTTAAGCAAATTCGTAAGAATTCACCCATTACCGTTTAGTCGTTGAACCTTCTTCTTTATATGAATTTAAATAATTTAAAGCAAGTTTATACTTTTCTTCCTCTGTAAACTTTTTTGAAGTAAAATGTTTATTAGAAAGTACTGGATGATTAGTTACTGCAAATCCACCATAATGATGTTTTTCTGGACGAGCTTTTACAGCTACTAGATACATAGGCAAAGGTATTTTTTTACGAGACATTGATAGTGATAGTTTATGTTCGAATGATAATGTTTTACCAAAAAAATGATGTTTTTCACCACTTTTTTTTTCTTTCATTATTTCTTTAAACTTTTCACTTCTAGGTTTCCCATAATTTGGATTTTTAGATCCTAGTTTTGATTGCCTCATTCTTTCTTTACTTTCATCTGAATGCTTTCCATTACTTCCTCCGGAACGTATATTATATCCTTTTGGTTCAATACAATCGTATTTTTTTATGAAAGCAGTTTCATTTTCATCCAATAATTTATCATCACATGTTAAAAGTATTTCTATAATAAAATTTTCAGGGCCATATTTTTTTAAAGCATTTTCAATAATAGTTCCACCACTATGCCCAGAACAATGTTCTTTAAACCTTTTTTCAAAGGTTCGTGTTGTTTGTCCAATGTAAACTTTTCCAGATGGTGAAACCAATTTATATATACATCCCATTTTATATAACTATTTTATAACTTTTAAATTCATTTTTAGAAGCTTGGCTGCGGATTGTCCATTGTTACATCTTAAAAATTTTTACTATACCCAAGTTATATTCTTGGCCAAAATATTATTTCTAATATT